TTACTTCCCGGCGTGCGACGCGCTCACTTGCAGTGCCGGCGGGCGGACAATATAACGCGCCAGCGACTCATGGGTGACGAACGTACAACCACAGTGAATATTCTGGCACTGATGGTAACGCTCTTTGGTTTCAGAACTGAGATAGCGGCTGGAGCGCGCGTGCGCCGCTTGTTGGCATACCGGGCAATGCATCATGGTGGTTTCTCCCTCGTGTATATGCCAGTTATCATACCCTGAAAACTTGCAAATGCAAATCAGAAATGCATTTGCTAACCAATGTGTGCGTCATATTGGGTCTCGTCGATCTTTACTTCCAGATCCAGTCTGCTGATAAAGCCTTTGTTATCGAGAACATGGGTGATTTTTTTGATAACCCAGGTTTTTTCGTTAATTGCCTCTTTAAAGCCGCGCACGCGCACGGGCGTTTCCGGGGTGATATCCGCCCTGCCTCGCGCCAGCGTGATAGTAAAGGTTGCCGCATTGCGCTGAATATCGCTCCACAGCGCGTTCGCTGCGATTTTAGCTTCCTCCTCACTGGCAAAAATTGTCGTCATGGCGTAGACGTTTTTCTCATCACCAGCCGTGTAGTTATTTTGTTCAGCGGGTTTGGATTGCAACTGTATTTTCTGTTTCTGCTTTTGCGGGGTTTTAGTTTCCAGCCACCTGGCCGTGACGCCGCTGTAGTTGAGACGATCGGCAATGGTGAAATTGTGCCGATCACCGTCGCTACGGTGAAGAGTCAATTGCGATATCGGTTGACCTTTTGCGTCAACACTCTGCCCGGGTTTGATAAACAATAACCGCTTCCATTTCACCGCCAGTTCTGCGCCATTGCGCAGCGCCAGTCGCTGCAGGAAACTGGCATCTGACTCGTGGGACTGATCGATGTGCGCAATGTGAATCTGTGCCAGTGAGGTGGCAACGCTTGCGGTCAGTTTGTTGCGTTCAGCAATCTTTTCGACAATAGCGCCAAGCGTTATGTCGTGCCAGGATGTTTCCTGCGGGCTGTTTAGCGTTGCACGAAAATCAGCGCTTCGTGCCGTTACCACAACCTGATCCGGCGTTCCCTGGTGGGTGATTTCATCGACGGTAAACTCCCCCATCCCATAGAGCGCGTAACCCTGCTCGCCAATAGCGAGCCTGACTTCGGCACCACGTTCAGGCAACTGGATAAGACCGTCGCTGTCATCGAGCGTAAGCGTGAGTTCATCTGATTCAAATCCGCGATTGTCAGTCACGGTTAGGCTAATCAGCCGTGGCGCGATGTTATTGGTTATATCAAGGTTACCCATTTCCAGCGCAAAGGCCGGCGTGGATACCTGTCTCAGCGCATTGGTGAGGGTGTTAAGCATCCGCCACCCCCAGCAAATCGGAGGCCTGCTTCAGTAGCTGCCCGGCCTGATCACGAATATCACCAAACATCGCAGCCAGCGATTCATCTACCCGGGTGAGTTGTAGCGTAAAGCTGATTTTGCGCGGTGCGCCATCGCTGTAAAACTGTGAACCGTTTTCAGTCACCTTAGTAATGACAAACATGCCATAAATCACCCCCTGGCCGTCGATAAGTGGCCACGCTTTGCCCTGATCCGCCATCAGACGCACTACTGCCAACGACGCTTTACCACCTGTGAGTTCCGGGTATAAATCACCTCCGATGTCGATGGTGTCGCTGCCAGGACCGAGATATTGAAATGCCGCACGTTTACCAACCCGATCATTGGATTTCCAGTTGTAATCACTGCTGCGGTTCATCGATTGATAGGGCAAGGTTTGCCGCATGAAAACAAAGAGTCCTAGAGCAAGCATCATGATGGATACCCTCCTGCTGCGCTGAATTGCGAAAGTGTATTCGCACGTCGGTTTTGATCGTACTGCTCAAGCGCCGAGTGCAAATGGCGAACACCATCGCCGGAGGCCATATCGCCTTGCACCACAACGTTATATTCGTTACGGCTTTGGTCAACGTAAGAACGGTTCGTTGACGGGCGCGCCACCTGGTAAGCGTTATACCCCGGCTGTGAACTGGTGGGCTGGATATAGCTGGATACTCCTCCTGTGGCGGGTTGCTCGATCGACTGCTTGAGCGCCAGTGCGGGTTTTTTATCGATAATGCCCAGCGTCTCCAGCAACCCCGTCGCGCTCTCGCTCAGTGAACGGAAGAGGTTCAGTGGCCAGGTGAATGCATTAACAAGCATTTTACCGACACTCTGCCCAAGGTTGCCGAATTGTGTGAGCGTCTCCTCGCTGGCTTTGATTGGCGTCAGCAGCTCGCTGAAAGTGTCTTTCACCTTTTGCAGCGCACTGCCAATGGCATCGAAAACCGGCTGTAATGGCGCAAACATTTCGGCAATCGGGGCAAATGCCGCGACGATCCCCTCGATCACGCCGCTAAAAAAGGCGCTAATGGGCTCCCAGTATTTATAAATCAGCGCAGCGCCAGCGGCGATGGCGGCTACCACGGCAACAATTGGCCAGGTAAGTCCGCCGATAACTGCCATGATCCCGCCACAAACGGTGGTAAACACGCTGCCAAAAGTCGTGGCAATGGTGATAAGCGTGCTGATCCCTGTAAAGACCGGGGCAATCACGCTTGCGACAGTGCCGATTGCCCCGGCGACGCCGACGATCACTGTCGCAATCAGGCCAAAGCTTTGCACCAGCCCCTGGTTGTTTTGCACCCACTGCTGGAGCTGCCCGAGATAACCGGTCGCGGTCTGCACCAGCATGCGCAGCGACGACTCCTGGGTGGCGAAAATATCCACGCTCAGGGATTGATAAGCCGCCTGTAGCGCCTCTAAATCCGAGCCAAGGTTGCCGACATTATTCTGCATCGCAGCCGTCGGAGCAGGAGCGCCGGTACTATTGTTTCGGGCGGCGACAGCCGGTGCGAGGCTCCCCGCGCTCTGCTGCTGGCATGAGGCTGCGGTTCCCGGCGCTGCGGTGTGGGTTTGCAGAGTTGCAACAGCGCTGCCCTGTGTTGCAGGTGGCACGGCTGAATGCGTTTGCAGCGACGCGTCATATCCCGGCTGCAGCAATTTTTTGCCAAGATTAAATCCGGTGGTCGCTATCGACATCCCGGTCTTGCCGACGGCGGATACTTTCCCCGCCACGCCCAGAATCGATTGCTGGCTCTCTTTGATTTTCACCTGCCGCTGCTGGCGGTTCTCCTGCTTTAGTGCTTGCTGTTGGCTCGACAGCTGTTCGGTAGCGTTGCTGATGTTCTGCTGCAGGCGTTGTTTCGCTGTTGCAGGCGCACGGGTACTGATCCCCGCTTGTTGCAATGTTTGCCGTTGGTTTTTTACCGACTGGCGCAAACTGTCGTGCTGCTGTTTCAGCGCGCTCACGTTGGCGCGCGCCTTATCCAGCGCGGTTATCTGCGCTTCACTGGGGTTATCGATTTTTTTCAGTTCGAAGGCCAGCGCCTGCGTGCTCGCTTTGGCGATCTTTAGCTGCTGGCTAACGCCGTTAAGCGCGCTTTGTGTGCGGGTAAATCCGTCAATCTGCGCAGCCTGGCTATACAGGCCGCGCAGGTTTTTTTCCGTCTCTTTGATACCGTCAGCCAGCGATACATTTGCCGTCTGCAGGGTTTGAAAGGGCCGCTTCGCCTGATCAACAGCAGCGAGCAGGGCCTCGATATTTACGCTGTTACTCATATGTGTTTCCGCTTCGCTGCAGCGCTTTTTCGCGCCAGGTGATGAGTTCGCTCAGACTCAGGGGATAGAGTTCTGATGGCGGCCAGTGGAAGATCACCGCGATATCCGCCATCAGATCGTCAACCGACAGCCTGGCCGGAAAATTTACTGTCCCGAAGCTGGTGACAAAAAACCGACCACCTTGCCCGCCAGCGCAACCATATCGGCCAGATCCAGCGCGCCCACTTCCTGCTCGGTAAGTGAAGGGGAGGTGATGCGTGGCAGCACTTTAATCAGCGCGTCCACTTCGGCGTTTGCCACCGCAGCCAGGCTCAGGCCGCGCAGCGTACCGGCGTTCGGTTTCATCAGCGTAAGGGAATTGATCAACTGCTCGCCGCGTTTAATCGGGGTTTGCAGGGTAATGACGTTATCAGTTTCGTGGCTCATACGATCCTCGTTGCTTTTGCGGGGGAAAACCCGGCCAGCCAGGCTGACCGGGTGAGGCATTACAGGCCGATATTGCGGCGATGCTGTTCGAGACGATCGACGCCGTTCACTTTTTCAACCATGTTGACGGTGTCGATCTCCACCAGCTCCTTGCCATCAATGGTCAGTTTGAAGTAGGTGCAAACCACGGAGATTTTGGATTCCGTATCTTCACCCGGTTTGTTTTCGCCAGTGTCGATCTCTTTCTGGCGACCACGCATCACCACTTCCACCGCCACCGTTTCCCCGGTGTCATCGCGCTGGTAAGAACCGGCAAAACGGATCGGTACAGCATCGGCGCTGGTGGCACCATACAGTTCCCAGATAGCTTCATCCGGGAAGCCGCCCAGCGACCACTCCATTGACATCGCCTCTTCATCAAGACCCATATCAATTGGCGCGACGCCATTCATGCCTGCACCGCGGTAGTTTTCCAGCTTGCGGGTCAGCTTTGGCAGCGTGATGGATTTGGCGACACCCTGGTAGCTGTAGCCATTGAGGAACACGTTCATGTATTTCAGTTTTCGCGGCATTGCCATTTATCAGGCTCCTTAATTGCTGTTAACCGAGGAGACCAGGTTCGCCAGGTACTTATCGGTGATGCGCTGGCGTAAGGTCAGGTTTTCCAGTGGCGGGACCGGCGTATAGTCGTAATCGATATACAGTTTCCCGGCTTTCAGGGTTTCGGCGTCGTTCGCGGATTCATCGAACCAGCAGGTCGCATCGACGATGTAACCGTTGCTTTTCAGCTCGCGGAATTTCGCGTTAATGCCATCAATGATGTCGCGGATAAGCGTCGCGGTAATCGGTTTGTCCACCGCCCACATATGCGCATCGGCCATGGTGTCGGCAATAACCTGCGCAGTACGGGTATAGTTTTCAAACAGAAACAGCGGATCATCCGAGCAGGTGCGGTTGCCCCAGAAACGGAAGCCATCTTTACGAATCAGCGTGGTGACGCCGGCCTGGTTGAGCAGATCCGCATCGGTGCCGGATTCCTGCAAATCCCAGAACACCGGGGTGCTGATGCCGGTCACGCCATTAACGCCGACGTTAGACAGGGTTTTGTGCCAGCCAACAGACTGGTCGATATAAGCGCGCAGGCCGAGCGCGCGTGCCGTGGCATACGCCGTGGCGCTGGCGTTGGCGACGGTATCCCAAGCGAGGAAGTCCGGCCAAATCACCATCAGCTCGCGCTGGCTGAAATTCTCGCGGTACTTAATGGCTTCCGAAATGGTTTTGCAGCCCCACGCGCTGACGTAACCGAAAGCACGCAGCTTCTGGCAGATGGGTGCCAGCGCGGTTGCGACTTCCTGGGTGTCGTAACCCGGCACGCCAAGAATACGCGGTTTCACGCCGGTCACCGCTTCAGCGGTCAGCAGCGCTTTCAGGCCGGTGTATTTCCCGTTGGCATCGGTAGTGCCGATGATGTTGGAAATCGTCTGCGCCTGGGCATCGTCACCGCTGCCTTCCGCGATACGTACTACAACGATCACCGGTTTCGCCTGATCGGCAATCGCCTGTAAAGACGATGCCAGCGTACCTTTGGTGCCCGCTTTGGCGATGGCGCTTTGCACGTTGGTGATAAGCACCGGTTCATTCAGTGGAAAGGTTGCCGCATCGGCGTCGCTGGCCGTACAAACCATGCCGACGATAGCAGTCGAGACAGTGGAAATGACGCGTGTGCCGTCGTTGATTTCGACGACCTGAACGCCATGATGGTAGTCACTCATCCGATTAACTCCGTGTGTTGGGGTGAGTGCTATTTTCCAGAACGCAGCGCTAACGCGCTATTTGTCGGGGTTGGCGTGGGGATGAAACAACACGGTAGACAAAAAAAACGGGCCGGAGCCCGTTGGATGCTATTTGTTTTTGCGGTTTTTCCGGCCAGTGAAAATTCGTTATTGAGGCTTGAGGTGGGGATATCCTGCATATCCTATTCACGACCGAATATTTTCTTGCATGTATACACCCCGATAACAATCACCCCGTAACTGCCTGGATAAAATGCATCAAAGCGGTGAAGGGCGTTGTAACCTCCACTGCGTCTGATATCAACTGGCCTGAGCGCCTGGCAGGACAGGCCATTCAATATCGGGCGCTTTTGATGTGTCTATTCTCATCAATAACACCCGATATTTTTTCAATGCGGTCAATGTATCGTTTTCCTCGGTGGTAGCCATTCCGAGATCGACGGCATCCTGGAGTATGCTGATTTTGCTTGACGCTTTCTGTATGAGTGATGCCTGCTGGGAATTTGCCTGCTCAATAATTTGTTCCCGAGTCGGGGCTGGTTCATCTACCCACGCAGGTCTGCCGCCTGCCACACCCATTAATTTCCCGGGAGGTGGAGTTTGTTTCCAGTAGATAGTAATTTCTTGATCGGTTGCAATAAATGCATCAGCAGGCCAGTCTTCATCGCTGTAGGTTCCGTCATTTTTCCATGTAATTGGAATAAATGACTTTAGTGAGGGTGAAAAATAAGCTGTAGTCATAATTAATATCCTATTGCGAAAACGAAAGCCGTGTAACCCGCGCCGCCATTACCGCTAATGCGCAACATAAAATTACTCAGCGATTTTGGTGTTGGATCAGATATGTTGTTAAACGATATCGTCGGATAATCACTACCACTCGTCCCCATCCGGTGGAAGGCTCCCCATACTCCCAGACGGGCATTAGGAAAAGGTGTTGGATATGTCCATGGGGTATCACCAAAATTGCCAGATATAACCGTTCCCCACTGAATAATTAATCCACCTGGTACATCAGGGATGCGGATAAAATCATTGGCTGAATATGAGCGCTTGCTGAAAAGGCTCATTACTGTTGCAACACTCGGCAAAAGATTTGTGGCGGTTCCTGCCACCATTTGGGCATTTGTTGCTACTCCCTGTTTTGCTGCCTCTCCCAAACCAAGATTTTTGAGAGCCTCAGCAACAAGCCCCGCCGATTGCAGTTCTTTTAAGGCGTTGCTAGTCAGCAGATATTGAACGTGAGGGTTCGCTGATGAAAGGTGTTGTTTCATCAGCTCGTCGGAATAGGCTTTTACCTCAATAACCTTATCATCGACATATTTGCGTGTCGCCAGCACCACCGATGGGTCGATTTTCAGCGTGACGGCGGCGGTAGAAGAAACAACCAGCGACATGCGAATGGTTTGCGTACGCCCGCTGCCTTCCTGTAAAAGCGGTTTATAGGTTTCCGGGCAGTTTGCGATGGCAATCAGCGTGCCTTCGTCATCAAAAAGCCCTAACTCGCGGATCCAGAAACCCCCTTCATTTTCCGGGATCACCTGCTGGGCAATAATCTGGTTGGGGTTGTCGGCATCGACAGTGAGCGTGTTCACTGCGCCGATACGCTTCTGGTTCAGCAACTGGGTCTGGGTGGCGTCCGGCACTGGCAGCGCGCCATTGCCATCCCCGACGGCCATTTGCGTGATATGGATTTGCGTGCCACGGGCGGTGGCTGCTGCCAGTTTCGCCGCGCCCTGGTTGGTCAGAATGGCGTAATATTTCGCGGTCATGCGTTCACTCTCAGTTATCGGAAAGGTAGGAACTATTTTCCGGTGAGCGCACAAGCAGAGCTATTGCGTGTGGTTGGCTTGCGGGCAGTACAACCGGGCAACAAAAAACGAGCCGTAGCCCGTCTGGTGTTATTGCGGCTGTTGCGGCCAGTTGATATCCGGTGCCGTTGCGGTATCCACCGCCTGGAGCAGCTTGATGTACTGCAACCAGGCAATCAGCCGGGCTTTATCGTCATCGCTGATGACGCCGAGCTGCAACTCGGTCTGCCACAGGCTGATGGTGTTTTTGGCTTCGTTGAGCAGTTGCGTTTTTTTCTGTTCCGCCCCGGTGACAAGCGCTGACTGCTGTGCGGCGCTATCGGTTACCCATTTGCTGCCGTCCCATTGATCGTAAGCGGTCGCTGGTGCAAGCGGCGTAACGTCTGCCGGGTAATCACCCAGTTTATCCAGTTGCGTCTGCTTGCCGCTGGCGATGTTATAAACCGTTTCGCTGCGATGATCTGCAACGTATTCCCAGCCGCTAAAATCTGCCTTACGGCAAACCGCAAAACCACTTTTCACCGCGAGCGGCGCATCAATGGCGGCGTTTGCCGGAATGCCAACGCCGACAGCCAGGTACTCCGCCGAGGTCGAACGATATTCGCGCGTATCGGCAGTGAAGTTATAGACGGTTTGCTCCCCGGCAACGGTGGCCATCAGGTTCTGATTCAGTGTCGCTTGCGTCATTATGCAGCCCTCACTATGTAGTTAAATGCGATGTTGCGCGGACGTGTTTCAGTAGCGAATGCACCGATGGTACCAGCGGTAGAATTAAGCGTTGCCCATACTCCGCTTGACGTGCCGTTGCCGACAGCAGCATCGCCATTTGTCGCAGAGTAATTGGTGGAATCAATCGGCCCCCAGACTGTGCCTGCGCTCGCACCTTGCGTCGCAATAGTGTGAGTGTGTTGTTGCGTAGCGAAACTCTGTAAATTCAGAAGTGTCCGTCCAGGATCAACACCTCGCCCGTCATCCCAGCCGCGAATAAACTCGCCACGCAAATCAGGTACATATCCAGACGGAAATACTGTGGCGAGCCCCGGGTATTTCGCCTTATCAAACTCGGCACCATTACATTTGAGCCACCCTGTCGGCGGCGTCGCTGAAGGAAAAAGTAGCGGTACGCCGACAGGCGTAAACTTTGCAATATCGGCGATTTGCAGGTATTGCGGGTGTGGATCAGTAGCGGCAAGATGTGCGGTCAGCAAGTGATCGGCATACGCTTTTACCTCAATCACTTTATCGTCGACATATTTACGCGTCGCTAGCACCACCGACGGGTCGATTTTCAGCGTTACCGCAGCCGTTGACGAAACAATCAGCGCCATGCGAATGGTTTGCGTGCGGCCGCTGCCTTCCTGTAACAACGGCTTGTACGTTTCCGGGCAGTTGGCGATGGCAATCAACACCCCATCGTCATCAAAAAGCCCCATTTCGCGGATCCAGTAGCCCCCTTCATTTTCCGGGATCACCTGTTCGGCAATGACCTGGTTTGCGTTGACCGCATCGACAGTGAGCGTGTTCACCGCACCGATGCGCTTCTGGTTGAGCAGCTGGGTTTGTGTGGCGTCGGGCGTTGGCAGGCTGCCATTACCGTCGCCGACGGCCATTTGTGTGATATGGATTTGCGTGCCAAGCGCGGTAGCTGCTGCCAGCTTCGCCGCACCCTGGTTGGTCAGAATGGTATAATATTTCGCGGTCATGCGTTCACTCTCAGTTGTCGGAAACGTGGGCACTATTTTCCGGTGAGCGCATTGGGCAGGGCTATCGGTTGGGGTTGGTTTGCAGGCAGGACAACTGCAAATGAAAAAACGGGCCGTAGCCCGTCTGGTGTTATTGCGGCTGTTGCGGCCAGTTGATATCCGGTGCCGTTGCGGTATCCACCGCCTGGAGCAGCTTGATGTATTGCAACCAGGCAATCAGCCGGGCTTTGTCGTCATCGCTGATAATGCCGAGCTGCAACTCTGTCTGCCACAGGCTGATGGTGTTTTTGGCTTCGTTGAGCAGTTGCGTTTTTTTCTGTTCCGCCCCGGTGACAAGCGCTGACTGCTGTGCGGCGCTATCGGTTACCCATTTGCTGCCGTCCCATTTATCATAAGCGGTCGCTGGCGCAAGGGGTGTAACGTCTGCCGGGTAATCACCCAGTTTATCCAGTTGCTTCTGCTTGCCGCTGGCGATCTCATAAACCGTTTCGCCGCGGTGATCGGCAACGTATTCCCAGCCGCTCAAATCTGCCTTACGGCAAACCGCAAAACCACTTTTCACCGCGAGCGGCGCATCAATGGCAGCGTTTGCGGGAATGCCAACGCCGATTGCCAGATATTCTACCGAGGTCGAACGATATTCGCGCGTATCGGCTGCGAAGTTATAGACGGTTTGCTCCCCGGCAACGGTGGCCATCAGGTTCTGATTCAGTGTCGCTTGCGTCATTATGCAGCCCTCACGATGTAGTTAAATGCGATGTTATGCGGGCGAGTTTCCGCGCCACCGGTGTTTTCCATCCAGATATAGGTCCATGCCCGCTTGCCTGGAGTAACGGAACCATCCACGCTTTCACTGTTTTCGTCTGTAAAAGCAATAATTCTTATGGTCGGCGTAGCGTATTCGTTAACAAACCGGTGATTATGCGCTCTCAATTCATCGGCCTGTGCCGAAAGCATTGTTCGCCCGACATCCATGCCACGCCCATCATCCCAGCCACGAATAAACTCGCCGCGCAGATCGGGAAGAACACCGGTTGGGTACGCCAGCGCCAGTTTGGGATATTTGGCTTTATCAAACGCCGCACCATTGCATTTAAACCAGCCACCTGGCACCGTCGCCTGCGGCCAGGCGACGGGGGAGCCAACAGGGAAAAAGCCATCGTAGTCGGCAATGACATCGCGAACATATTTGGTATTAGCTATCTGCTGGCCATAGTTGCCGATGTGCGTATCCGGGGCGGTAGGCACACCGCTAAATACCGGGCTGGCAAGTGGCGCATATTGCGGATGCGGATTGGCAGCGGCGACATGCTGTTTCAGCAGATTGTCCGAATAGGCCTTTACTTCGATAATTTTATCATCGACGTATTTACGCGTGGCCAGCACCACCGATGGGTCAATTTTCAGCGTCACGGCTGCGGTCGATGAAACAATCAGCGCCATGCGAATCGTCTGCGTGCGTCCACTGCCTTCCTGTAACAGCGGTTTATAGGTTTCCGGGCAGTTGGCAATGGCAATCAGCACGCCGTCATCATCGTAAAGGCCAATTTCGCGGATCCAGAAGCCGCCTTCGTTTTCCGGGATCACCTGTTCGGCAATGATCTGATTGGTGTTATTCGGATCAACAGAGAGGCGGTTCAGCGGAGCAATACGCTTCTGGTTAATCAGCTGAGTTTGCGCCGCATCGGGTGTGGGCAGTACGCCGTTGGCATCGCCGAGCGCCATCTGCGTAAGGTTAAGCTTTGTGCCAAGCGACGCGGCGTTCGCCAGCTTCGCGGCCCCCTGATTGGTCAGAATGGCAAAGAATTTTGCAGTCATGCGTTAACTCTCAGGTTGTTGGGTGATGAATCAGTACAGAAGACATTTTCCGTTCAGCGACAGGCGAACGCTATCAGGCGGGGTTGGCTGTCCGCTGGCACAACGAGGCGGGTAATAAAAAACGGGCCGTGGCCCGTTTGGTGTGATGTTGCGTGGTTAAGTGATGATGACATCATCAATCAGATGAACCGCTGAAGCCGGGTAATACTCACCGCCGACTATGATCTCTTCCGGCATGTAAGGGTAAACGGTCAGTTCTTCTCCCAGGTAGCAACCGGCGCCGACATAAAACTCGCCGCTGCTGCTCAGGCTGATGTTTAACCCGGTCAGGTGGCGGCTCGCCGGTTTGGCATCATTAATCAGCCGCTCCAGTTCGAGGTACATCTCCTCGGTAATGCCGTTTTCCTGCACGCCAATCACCAGTTTAAAGGTGCCCGGTTCGGCGTTGTCCTCCCACCATTCGCGCAGCTCAATCAGAAAACCGAGCGGCTCAACCACCCGGCGCAGCGCGCTGCGCGTGCCTTTGTGTTGATGAACGAAGAATGAAGCGGCAATCACTTTGCGTTTGGTCGCTTCCGGCCAGTTAAAATCCCAGCGGTCGACGGAGAGCGCCCATGCCAGGTAAGGCAGCAGCTCCGCCGGACACGTTTGTGGATCCCACAACGTGCGCAGCGGCACCGGCACGCGCTCAATATCTGCCGCCGCTTTTGCCGCTGCCACCTCAAGAACGGATGAGCCAACAGGCAACAGACGGTCGTCACTCATCGGTGCCTCCGGCGTTAATGCTCCAGGCGGTGCAGTAAGAGGCCTGATTTTTCGCCAGCACCAGATCGCTTTGCGGTGCGCTCAGCTCCACCCGCTGTACGCCTTCTACGTGCAGCGCGGCATAAATCGCCGACTGGCGGATATCGCGCCCTAAACGTCGTTGCGCGTTGATATAGGCTTTTAACTGCTGCTCAGCGGCCTGACGAATCGGTTCCGATTCCGGACCCGGGTAGAAGTAGAGCGTGGCGTTAATCTGGTAGGGCACGATCTCCGCGCTTTGCACCGTCACGCGGTCGCCCACCGGGCGCACATCTTCGGCGTTCAGTGCTTTATCCACGATGGCGATCAGTTCATCGCTGGCGCGGCCGTCGCCCTCGCGGGAGAGTACGGAAATGGTGATGTACGCCGGGTTCGGGCTGATGACCGAAATATCGGCAACTCGTCCATCGGCGCTACGACCATGGTATTCGTACGCGCCTTCCGGCCCGGCGACGCTTAGCCCTTCAAACGCCTGCTGTGCGCGCAGACGCAGATCTTTATCAGATTCCATCACCGCCGGTGTTGGCGGAATGGTGCTGTCGTCGGCGGGCGAAACCACCAGCCGCGCGGTATTGCTGTTGGCGGCCATCACATCCAGATCCTTCCCGGCGGCGTAGGCCAGCATCACCGCGCGGGCCGCTTCGTTAACGCGGCTGCGCCACATCACTTCACGGTAGGCGTTCTCTTGCAGAAATTTGGTTAGCGGTTCGGACTCCAGCGCCAGCGTGCGCGCCAGCGCTTCTTGTTCATCGGCGGGAAACAGGGAAATCAGCGTCGCTTTGCGGTCGTTGAGGATAGCCTCATAATCAAGCTCCTCGACCACATCCGGCGCCGGCAGTTGGCTCAGATCGATAATCGGCATGGTTTTAACTCACTGGAAGGGTTAACGAAAGGGATTCGCCGGTGCTGGCGAGTTGCGCGGTCAGGTTGACCAGCAATTTGCCGTCGAACTGGCGCTCGGTGGTGACCGCGCTTACGGTAATGCGCGGTTCCCATTTCAACAGCGCCATGTAACAGGCGGCCTGGATTTGCAGCGTCAGCGCCGGGGTTTGCGGCTGGTCGATCATCTCAAACAGCAACGAGCCGTAATCGCGGCGCATCACTCTGGAGCCCATCGGCGTGCGTAGAATGTCGCTGATGCTCTGGCGAATATGTTCGGTGTCGGTGAGACGCTTGCCGGTGGTGCGGTTTAACCCGCTGTAACGAACTGTCATAAAGGCGCTCCTGTTGTGCCGCCGCTGTCGCCGGGGTGTTTATGGGTATGTAACACTTTGCCGTTGGAGGTGAGCGATCCGCCGCTGTGCTCAATGTTGCCGCTCATCGTGCCGCCTTTTTGTACCTCCAGCGTGCCGGTAATGAGCTTGTTGGTGCAGACCACTTCCGGCGTATCCAGTGTGATGCGGGTAGTGGCGGTCACCCGCACGTCCGGCACGGTGGCGGTTAGGGATTGCGACGCGCTGATGGTGGCGGTTTTAATGCCGCTCACCGTTAACGCGCTGGTTTTCGGTTCATATTCCACGACTGCGCCATCGGGAAAGGCGACATGCAAGGCATCGGCAGATACCGAAGGGGCCGGATTGTCATCTGAGAAGATCCCTGGCAGCACGAACGCGGTGTCGAGCTCGCCGCCGACCGCCAGCAGCAAAACCTGTTCGCCGATGGACGGTGCCCACCAGCTCCGCGAATGCCCGGCGCGGTGGGTTAACCACTGCAACCATTGTGTTACGAGGCCGCCGGTCTGCACCCGGCAGCGTCCGCTGTTCAGATCGATGTCGACGATGACCCCGGTGCGGATCATATTGTGTAGCAAGCGGGACAGTTCCTGAAGCGAGAGTTGTCTGTTCATAACGGAAATCATCCTATGCGTGACGGGCGTTGAAAAACGGACAAGGCTGTCCGGTTTTTGGCACAACGCCGGGCGATTCAGGCAGGCCAGCGGCTCACCAGTTCACCGTTGATATAAAGCTCGGTCGGACGGGTCACGAACGCGGGCGGCAGCGGTTCCGGTAGCGTTTCGGCATGCAGCGTGCCGTCGATTTCCGTGACTTTGGTGCGCTCGGTCAGTTGCAGCACCATCGTCAGATCCTGAGTGTTGTCGGAGTTCGCCACCAGCGACCAGCTGAAGCTGCCTTTGCGACCGGCTTCGGTAGTGAGGATGTCGGGCTGGTTAGCGCGCAGCCACGTCATTACCGGTACGAACAGCGCATCGATATCACCGGCAAAACCGCTGACGGTGACATTGAGGCTGAACTGTTTTTCAAAAGAGAGTGAGCTGGCGAGGGTGGCGGTGTTACTGCCTTTGTCCACCCACAGGCGCAGCATCGAGGGGTTATCGCGCAGCACCGGAACAGCGTCAGTCAGCGCGGTGCGCAACGTATTGGGTTTTAGCATTGATCTCATCCTGGCAATGTTTAAGGGTTTCGACCTGGAGCGCACACTGTTCCAGCGCAAGCTCCAGTCGGCGGATATCGACGCTCAAATCGCCGTTAGTTTGCGGGTTACTTCCCGGCATCGGGCACAGGCTGACCAGCGGGCAACTGTTGTAAACAGTGACCGGCGGAAGGGCAGGCGGGGCGCTGGTGCACCCGGCGCACAGCATCAGGTAACTCAGCGCTGTACCAGCGGCGAAACGCGTCATTTTCATTGAGTAACCTCGTAATCGATTGTTCGCGCCGCACCGCTTGCGTGCTGGCGGCATCCAGTTGCAGGCGCAGCGCCACCTGCGCCTGCTGGTTTTTGTCCGCCAGCGCTGTTGCGGCGTTCAGTTGCGCTTTCAACTGCGTGATGGCGCTGTTTTGCTCACGTGTAAGCTGGCGGGATTGTGCCAGCGAGGCGCTCAGCGAATGGTTTTGCTGCACCAGCCACAGCAGGCCGAGCGAGGCGATCAACAGAGCGATCAGACGAGCATTCATTGCGCCCCCTGCAGGCACCAGCCACGTTCGCGCTGACGGCGGTTTTCCAGCCCCTGGTTACGTATACCGTCGATAAACACCCAGCGCGGCAGCTGATCGCAGGCCTGGCGCCACTGCTTTTGGTTAAGGAAATAAACCAGCGTCGAGCGGCAAGCCGCGCCGCTGCCAACGTTAAAGGCGAAGCTGACCACCGCGTCATACACCTGCGGCGGCATTGCCACCGGTGCACACTGCGCCAGTCGGAGTTCAACCTGCAATACATCGGCGACAAGGTTGCTCGCCGCCTCTTTCTCACTGATATCGCGCGTTGGCATGACGCCTGCGGTGTGGCCGATGCCGGATGTCCAGACCCCGGCGCTGCACTGGTAAGGACGCAGGCGACAACCTTCAAGATCGGCAATCAGCGCCAGCCCCTGCGGCGAGGTTTTCAGTAAGCGGAAATCCGGCAGCAGCACCGCCAGCGCCAGCACCGCCGCCGCGCTACAGCGTTTTACGGGTAATCCCATTCATCACCTCCTGGGTTGACGCGCAGGACTGGAGGAACAGATAGCTTTTGCGGCGGTAGTACCAGTTCACCGCCACGGTGACAGCAACACCCAGCGCGCCAAAATAGGCGGCAAAGTCTTGCGGGGTCATGGCGCCAAAAAAGGTCAGCGCCACGCTTATCCAGTACGCCAGCGATGAGGTGACTTTTTCGATAGTCAGCCCCATAGATTCACCGTCTCTTTAATGGTTTGCGTCTGTACTTCCGGCAGGTTGACCGTGGTGCCATAAGGCAAGATAACGCCCAGATCGGCGAGCCCCGGGTTGGCGGCGAGCACCGTTTCGACCACGGATGCGGTGCGTCCGTAATAACGCAGGCAAAGCAGGTCGAGGGTATCGCCTTGTTGTGTTTTCACATTCATCGTTCGCGTCTCTTTCCATCAGGAAGGTTTTTCCCCATGGTTAAGTTTCCTGACCGCAGGCGATGGACGCTATCTTTCGGGGCTGGTTAAGCGCTGGCACAACAGGTGCGCACAGGGAAAAAGCACAGCACGAATGCACCAGGCAGCAGTGCCGCTGGCGCATCGAGGGAAGGGCAGCGTTAACTGCCGGGAAGGGACGTGGCGGGGCGCTATTCGGCCTTGTAGAAAATGTTTTCATCCTCGTCGGTGGCGTTTTCGCTGTTGGCCAGGTCCGCAATCAGACTCAGCGCCAGTTTCAGATCGGACGGTTTGCAGTTAGCCAGCAGAGACACCTCGGCAATGAATTGCACGCATGCCCACTTGTGCTGAGTCTGATTTAGTCGCTCAGAGACCATGAATCCCTCTCATGAATTTCTTGTACTGTATGTTTATACAGTATCATAGGCCGATTATTAATGGGAAGCGATAATTATTTGTTCCCATCACTATGTTGCTGATAAAGAAAACCATTATGGCTTTCTGGACGCGCTGCAAAGCCGGTGTTTCCAGCTATTTCCCTGCTATTTCTGCCAGTACAGCGCGCGCTTTTTGGTGCCCGTTTGCGCGCCTGCAGAATATCGCTGCGCAGCCAGGCGGTAAGTTGCCGACGCTGGCGGCGGTTTAACCGCTGACCGGGCTCGAAGGGCGTACAGTTATTGACAGAACTCCAAGAAAAGGCGGTCTCCGGCACGTTTTCCTGCGTGCGCTTTGGCACGATCTTCCACTTTTTCAGCCGTGTCAGTAGCGGCGACCCGCTCCCAACTACGCTGTCATACACGCCGCGTACGCGCAGCGTCTCTTCGCCATACTGATTAATATCGCCGTCCGTCTCATAAAGGGTGCGCACCTGCACTTCATCGCGTTTGACGAACGGCCCGCCTTGCGCGTTGACATAACCTGCCCAGTCGCCGCTATCGGCGGCTTCATGCACCTGCGCAAACTCTACGCTTAATCCGCGCGCGGCATCGTTATCGACCAGTTTGCGTAGCTCGCGGTAAACGGTAACCGGCGCGCCGCCAATAAACTGAAACTGGCGGATGCGCCAGCGCGCGGCCCATGCACAGACCGCGCAGGCGCTCTCTTTCAGCAATGCGCCGCTCTCAACGTCGGTTTCGCCATCCAGCGCATAGCCGTCGATATTTTTGGCAATATATTTCGCCAGATAACCTGTCGCGCTGCCTTTTAACGCATCAATGGTTTCGGCGTGAAAGCGTGCCCGTTGCGCTTTCGCACTGGCCAGCTCGTGGCTATCTTGCTGGCAGGCGAAATCGCGCAGGATCTTGCGCACACGGGCAACCTCTTGCGGCTGCATAAACAGCATCAGATGCCAGTGCGGTGTGCCGTCGTGATGCGGCTCTGCCACGCGAATACCGAAAACGCGCAAGCCGTTGCGGTGCAGCTTCGCGCGGATACGTGCCCACAGCCCGGTGAAATACACCTGCGTCTGTGCCGGGCTGGCACCGTTCCATTTCCGGTTGCGGTAGCCCGCGCGCGTTGTCGCGTGCCAGGCCGAGGGAGCGGTTAAGGTGTAGAACTCGCCTGAGAAGCCAAGGTTCTGGCAGATAGTTTCGAAACCGCGCAGGCGCGTCATCAGTTCACAGCGGCGGATTGCCGGGTTGGCTACCGAACCGTCGTGTTTATCAACAAGGCTAATGCGGTTTCCCTCTTCATCTTCCAGTTCCATGCTTTTAAGAAACTCGCGGTTGCGCCGTTTTTGCTCGCGCCAGGCGGTTACGCACTGCGCGCTGGCGTAGGGCTGTTTTTTCTTGCTGACATTGCCGAGGGCAATGTGCAAATGTTCGCGCCACTGCGCGGCGGCTTTGCGCAGATGCCCGCGCCACCACTGCTCGCTGAACAGGCGCATGATCGCCGGGGCGAGATCTTCCGCGCGGATAACTTTTTGCGTCACCCGCTGCCAGTGCGGGGGAGTAACGTTAAATTGCAAGGCGATGGTGCCCGCGTGCAGATACCAGCGATGCAGCGTTTTCAGCTCTGTTGCGCTGGTGTCGTCGTGCTCTGCCAGTTCGCCGCGAATAAAGTTGGCGATGTCCGCCGCCAGCCTGTCGACAGGGGATTTGTTCATATCCGGCAGTTGGTTGTAGCGGGTCAACAGCGAGACTAAGCGGTGCGCCAGTCCCTGCTGAATAATGGTGTCGAAATGACCATTGAACACCGCTTTTGAAACGCGCGGTTGAATATGGCTCAGTTGATAGCGCTGCGCCACTGCGTTGAGCCTTGGCAACGTACGGCGATAAAAATGCAGCAGAAAAGCCTCAGCCCGTGCTATCCCGTGCTCTTTTTCTATCGTATCCGCAGCACGGGTGAGCGCAACGCGTACGCACTCCGGCTGGAGCGCCAGTGCCTGACGCGCCTGCGACACCGCCGCAATATGGCGATTGCGGCGATGCAGCTCAGCGTGAGTGAGCAAGGGGCTGGAGATAGCTGAACGCGGTGCATTCCACGGATAAGCCCAGGTGACGGACAATTAGCGTCTCCTGTAGTGCTTGTCTTTCAGTTCGGCAATCTGCTGACAACAAACGCAGCAGGTGACGCCGGGCAGCGCCATGCGCCGCGCTTGCGGGATAGGTGCATCGCAGCTTTCACAGGTGAGCCTTGAGGGCGCCAGCAGGCGATTGCGCGCATGCTGAATATGCCGCTCGCGCTCTTCCATCTCGCGTTGCTGGGCGAGATCCATTTCGTCGGCCATTAGTGCAGCTCCTGCGCCTGGTTGTCGATGTGGCTGGCTTCCTGGCGCAACAATTCAGCGGCATCGTGCCATTCAAGGCGTTGTGAGCTGATAAATGCGGCCAGTGTGTCCAGACGGGCAGAGATAACGCCGGCGCAGCGCAGGCGTTCATTGTTGCGCGCTTGTGCCAGTTGAAGCGCGAGCGCTTCCGGGCTGTGGTTCGGTGAGTTGAGCGGTTGTTTTCTCATTGTGTTGCTCCTGATTTTTGGCAAGGGGATGCCCGACGGGTTGACGTCATGGTTGTGGATTGAGAGTTTACAGCGGCATGGTGAGCCGTTTCGGAAACTGGCTGACTACCGCGCGGAAATGGTTCATGGCGGCGATCACCGCCCGTTTCTCATCAAGCGTTAATGCATTCGGGTTGAGCGCCTGGCGCGCGGCGGGCACTCTGGCGAGAAAGAAAATGGCCGCCAGCGCCCGGTTGTTCTCGTCTGCGTGTTCGTCACGCGGGTCACGCAGATCGTCGATAAAGCGCGCTACGTCACTCCAGTTATCGCCCCATAAGCGACCGCGAAGCTCGGCGATATGGTTCAGCCCGCTTAGCCGCTCTGACGTGTTAAGCGGAACATGCACAACAGGGGATGTGATAGCCATAAGCTCTCCTGCGATAGTGTTGGCTTGCAAAAGCAAATTCAGCGTGACGCCATGCCGAACGAGCGTTTAACGCCGTGACGGCACTTTTCCTGTTGCGTAAAGGCAAAATGCCAGGCGCTGGCGTTCACCTGCGCGTCGCGCCATGTTGCGGTGTCGTTGGCGTCAGACTTGTGGCGGCTAAGTCGACGCAGCGATATCTGTTTAGCGTATTGTCGACCCCGCTGACATTCGCTCTGGCTATGGATTGCCGCGAATGTTTTCTGGTTTATTGGTGCAGGCATTGTTAGGTGAATTGATGCGTTACGTGCCGGAAACGGGGTTGTCATCTCTGTGCTCGCCCTGTTGTTACGGTCACGTTGGGATCGCATTTGAGTACCGGATAGCGGATGCGACGGCGTTGATTTTGCATCTGACATATCGCATTATCTCCTGTTGTTTAAAATGTACTGCGCAGCTGTGCTTTTTGGTCGATGCATAGCAATATAAATCGCAAATGCGATTGTGTAAATCACTTTTTCGATGTTGGTATCCATGAGTGAAAACAAGATGAGTGTTCAGGATGTGATTGAGCGCATTGCCGCGTCCTATTCCGTCTCCAGCCAGAAAGCCCTCGCTGAGGCGCTGGATGTGCCGGCGAACAATATCAGCAGCTGGATCCAGCGCGATAGCGTGTCGTATAAAGCGGTGGTCAAATGCGCACTCGACACCGGCGCGGATCTGCACTGGCTGGTGACGGGTGAATTTGCAAATGCGAAATCGACGGATAAACCGGTACCGAAGGGCAAAGCGCTGTACGACGAAATTTTGTCGACCGGTGGGCGTCCGGTGCTGCGCCGTATCCTTGATGCGTACGGGTTCGAGATGCAAAAAGAGCTGGGGGATTTACTCGATATCTCTTCCGGCACCATCAGCACCTGGGTGCGACGCGAGTTTTTCCCTGGCGATGTGGTGGTGACTTGCGCGCTGGATACCGGCGTCTCTTTAGGCTGGCTGGCGACTGGCAAAGGCGAAATGTATCCCGCTGTGGCTGCGGGCGCAGCGCAAAATGACGCGGCGCTGAGCATTCCGAAATTTCGCCATGAGTCTGGCGAGCTGAAAGAGGCGGGTGTCTGGTCGCTGGATCGCAGTCTCGCGCCAGCGTCTACCGACGGTTTGAATTTTATTGAAGGGTTGAACGCGGGCTGGCTGGTGGATACCCGTGCGCAAAAAATTGGCAACGGCCGCTGGTTTATCAGCATTGACGATACGCTGGATGTGTTTGATGTGGTGCGTCTGCCGGGCGGTAAAGTGCGTCTCACCAACGGTGCAGTGGATTTTGAGTGTGCGGTAGCGGAGATCGTGCCGTATGGCGTGGTGGTCTTTACGCTCGAGAAACATGTCTGA